GTTCACCAGTCAAGTTTTGAGTTTGTGTAAATACTCCGATTAATTTAGTTGTATCGTCTAAACTAGCTCCAGTTGATACTGCCAATCTTGATACATTTTCTGATAATTTAGCAGATTCACTAACACTTATACCAAATTCATTTGCTAAGTTGGATATAGTGGATTGAGCCTCACCAGCACCTAATCCAAGTTGTGTGAATTGTGCATTCGCACCAGCTAAATCTCTTCTAAATTCCTTTACACCAATTGCACCAAATTGTTTACCAATTGATTCTTGAGTAGCATTAAATGTTAACAATATCGCCACAGCAGCTGCGAGAGGATTTTTTACAAATTCAACTATACTTTGACCAATATTACCAGTAAGTTTATCGGCCTCTGTTAATCCATCATTGACTGATTTTTGTATTTGAAGTCTTGTTAATTGGGTATCTAGTGCTTTTTCATCAACCTTTAACTTATTTCTTGCCGAAACTCTCTCACCCCTTTTAAATTTTTCATTTCTATCATTAATTCTGGCCTTTTCTTTTATTATATCTTTTTGTTTACTTTGTAAATCAGCAATTCTACTCTCAATTGTTTGACTTTTGTCACCACTTTTTATTAATTCGTTCAAAAAACCAACTCTGCTTTTAATATTATTGTTAACTTCTTTGGTCTTACTGAATTGTGCTTGTAAAAGTGTGGCGTATTGATTAGTTAAATTATTTTGGTCACGCAATCCCTCATTGATTTGTGATTGGATATCACGTCTTTCCTGAGCTAATTTTCTTAAATTTTCTGCTTCTTGTTGTGCTTTTGTTGCCATTTATTTACATGCCTTTTACAAAATCTTTAAATGTGAACTTATTTAATTTAATTTTTTTCTTTGAACCATATTTTTTCATTTCAGCATTCATCATTTTTTCTAAACTAGATACTTTTTTATTTAAATCACTAATATCTTTTTGGATTTTGTTTTTATTTTTGAGTTTAGGAAAAACTCTAAATATTTGCAGAAGATTATCAAAGAATCCCTCTTTAATAATATTGTTTGTTTTCATATATGATTTTTTCTTCGACACAATATTCTCCTATTTAGATAGTCGTATTCATATATAAATATCAAATATGTGAAAAATTATCTTTTAAATCTTGGATTCATTTTGGGTTTTGATTTTTGTTGAGCTTTTTTCATCTCATCATTTTCTTTTTTACGTGTATCTACTAATTGTTTATAATAGAAATTTCGTAAATAAATAGGCATATCATATACGTCAGAATGTATAAAACCTTTTCCATAATACATTAATTGGAATATTTGTTCGTGAATTTTAGGTTTATCCTTCGGACTCAGGCCAAAAAAACGCAACCGTCATCGGTATTGCTACCTTGACGGACTCACCTCCTAATTCTATTTCTTGTGTTAATTCAATGTCAGGTGAAACTTTTTGTATTTCTTTTCTCAAAAACATGCCGTCTCTTGATAACATATTTTGAGCAACATTATTAATTACTGAATCTGAACTATCACCATCTACTTCTTTAATTAAATATCTTAATCTTGTAGTTAATTCAGGTGATACCGAACCTAATTTTTTAGAGGCTTTTAAATCAGCTTCAATTAATTTTTCCTCTTTACCTGTAAGTAAACTAAATTTAATTTTATTTTTAGATATTGGTAATGTTACTTCAAAAGAATTTTCTTTTACATCTTTTGGTAATTTTTTAAATGGACAATCAGCTAAATTAAAAGTTTCCGTAGAAGTTTCACCTGTATTTGGATTTGTAACTTGACATTCGTACTCGGGCCCATAAGCTAATATTCTAGCTGCTACCATTACAGCATTTTTGTCACCTAAAACCATATCATCAGTTTTTACACCATTTGTTAGTATTAATGAATCTAACAATCTATCAATCACTACACCTTTTTTTATAAGATTTTGTGATGTTAATATATCTTCTTCTTTAGCTGTCATGTATTTTATTTCAACTTTTCCATCTTTTAATGGATGTCCTTCTGGATATAACTTACCCTCACTTGGTAAATCAATTACTTCACTTGGGAACTTGTGTTCTGCCATTTTATACCTCCAATGCTCGTCTAAACCATCCTAACCAAAACTTCTCTTGGTTTGGTTTATCGATAACTATGTTTGCGAATCTTAAAACTCTATATGCTCTCACTCTATCCAATGAAATGTTTTGGATAGCCTTTAAAGTCATTGGCCCTAATCCACCATCAACTTCAATTTTATTTCTATTTTTAGAATTAGCAGCTTGTTGTAAAACCTTAACAGCTCCTCTTCTACCAAAATTAACACACATATCAAAATAAAT